CGAACCAACACCTTCAATCGGATCGATGTCTAAGCCTGCGCCAATATTCTGACCCAGATTGGATGCAAGCTGTGTATTCGCTTCCTGTAGAGTTTCTTCAACAGTCTCGCCGACCACATTGCCTGCAACTGAACCAAGGCCACGTGAGGCACCGCCCAGAGGATTGACTGTGAAGCTCTTGGAGAGGTTACCTGCGAGGAATGCACCGGGCATGGACAAGAGACCTGCCGTCGTACCTGCTTGGCTCGCCAGGGCACGCTGTGCGTCCTCATGGCTATCACCGCTGTCCCGCAACGCCACATAGTCGCTGCTCTCACCCAACTCGGCCTCAGACATGCCCATGATCGCCTGCTGGGCCTGATTAATGCCTGCGCCACCTTCAGACAGGGTGGCCAGAACCGGTACAGCACTCTCGGCACTCTCCGTCATCATCTTGCGGCCAGCGGGCGTAGACAGGAATGTTTTTGCTGCTGCGGGGGTCATACCCCTCGATGTGAGTTCTGCCGTTGCGCGCGCTGCGCCAATACCGCGTGCTGCCAAGCTAATAGGCAAGAGGGAACCAACAGCATTGGCTGCCAAGTTCGTCATTGCCTGTGGGTTTGTTGCCGCATTTGCACCGACATCTTTGAAGTCTTCGATGATGTTTGTGGCTCCGGGAACGAAGGTCCTCTCGAAGAACCCGGCATCTTCGGACATCCCGGCCACTGTGGCTGCACGTTCTCTGGCGTTGTCTCCCTGTAGGATCTCCGCCTCGATACCCTGTTGGCTTTCACCCTCTTGCGCCACTGTGCTTTTCGCGCCTTGCAGCGCATTGGTGAGAAAGCCTGTCGCTTCTGACACATACGGCGCCAGTTGTGTTTTGTCTTCTGTGCCTAGGATCTGGTGACGTAGCGCATCATACCCATCAATCGCCCCTGCAACGGCTGCCCCTGCACCCCCAAGAAGGTTGGTCGTGCCCTGCGCAACACCGAGACTTAGGTCGCCTGCAATCTGTGTCCCTGTGCGTCCACGGTTCTTGTCTTCACGCAGTTCCCGATCAGCTTGGGCAAACCGATACCGGTTCTGTTCCGCCTCGACACCATACTTTGCCGCAAAGGCAATTGGCTCCAGCGTGCGCATATCAACAAGTTCTTGGCTGCGACTCAACTCGGAATCGACGATGACGTTGGAAGCAATCTGTCGCTGCTCTTCACGGGAACCAAAGATGGCTTGCTTCATCAAGGTGGACATTTCCACCATCTGTGCCTTCTGCTCCGTAGGGCTGGGGACATCGACGTTGTCCAGTTGTCCAATAGTAGCAAGCTCAGAAAAGTTGAATTCGGCCATGAAAAACCCATCTCCTAGAAATGTAAAAGGGCAGGGGGTCTACCCCTGCCCAGTATCACCGATAAGCTGGTGTGACGCTACACCCAATCACACCACGGCAATTCTACCTAGAGAGTACCCCGTTGGAAAAGAGGAGTTCTTTCTGTTCCGGAGTCATCCCTGAAAACTCTTGTTTCTGACTTACGCTCATATCTTCTAACCGAATACCATTACTCTGCGGAGTAAGGCTGCTCTTGAACATACGATCCATAATCTCGCTGACAGGCGTCTCCAGTCCAACGCTTTCCCCTAAGCTCCCAACCCCATTAAGGCGGTTATTGCTGCTCATGTCACGGAACAGCTGATCAAGGTTTGCCCCAGAATTTGCTTCCCCTGCGCCTGCTTCCTGGGCGTCATATCCCAGAGATTTCTGCACATCCGCAATCAACTGATCCGCTGCTGCTTGCGCTTCTGCGTCAGTTCCGCCGGCCTCTTTGGTCTTTGCTTGGACCATCGTCCGTAGGGCTTCCAGATCTTTCAAGGCTGAATCGACCTGTCCTTGGTTGCCGCGGCTACTGGCCAACTCGAACTTCTCGATGACGCTGTCGAAGCTTTCACGAACTTCACGGTTCTCACCAATCCGCCGCTCGATCCCAACGCGCTCTTGCTCAAGCTGCGCAATCTGCTCGGGTGTGTTCACCGCATCCAGCATGGCACGGATGCCACCCATTGCAGGCTTCAATCCGTTATCTCCGAGCCAACCAAGACCTGTGTTTTGTAGGTTGTTCTCGATAGCTGTGGCAATCATGCTTGCAGGGAGGTTCGGGTACTCTTTGGCAATGTTTTCGTAAACTCCTGCCAATTGGCCGGATGACCGTGCAATCATTCCTTCGGAGTCTTCTTCGTTTGGATCGATCCGTGAGTTCAATCGGTCGATCATACCCAGCATCGGATTCTCAAAACCGTCAGCCGCTTTGACTGAGGCCGCATAGAACGACAGGCCTGGATTTGTAGATTGCTCCAGTGTCAGTCCTGAATCCAGTGCACTGAGGCTATCGCCCACAAGACCAAACTGCTCATTCAACAGGGCCGTTCCGGTGAAGTTCTCGTCTGCTGTCCATTGGTTTGCAGGCACTTCCTCCAACGCATCCAACAACAGCTTCTGCTGCGTCGGATCTTCAACACTCGCTGTGATCCGGCGTTCTGCTTCTTCGCGCGAGAAGGTCTCGTCTGCAATCCCTTGCGAGATCCCAAGAGCTTCAAGACGCGCTGCTTTAGCTGCTTCGCTTTCTTCCAGAGTTTCGTCTGCACGCTGATCTTCTAGCTTGGCCCGATCAAAATCATACTGATCGCGGTTGAGGCTGAAAGCACTGTTTGCTGCTGAACGCTCGGCTGCCAGTGCCGCTGCTTCTTCTGCGCGTAGATCTTTCCCACGTCCCATAACGAAGTCCATGAGCTCGCCTGTGGCCTGCTCAGGGCGGATACCCAATGCACCAATACCTTGTGTCTGCATCGCCGTATCCCAGCTTGCAGCGTCGCCAAAGCCCAATGCTGCGTCGAGAGCCTCTTTACTGGCATCTCTCCGCTGTCGCCCTGCGACGTCTTTCATCGTTCCGCCAAACTGACTTGCCGCGCTTGCGAAAAGTTCTCCGGCTTGCCCTACGCCAGCAATCGCTGCTCGGGCATCTGGTGCGGCAACATTCTGCCAAGTGATACGTGCCATGATCTACCTCTAAATTGAGTTTTCTTTTGTGTAGTCAGCGGCATAGCCAGAGTCGCCGTATTGCGCCCCACGCGCCGTAGCGCGGTCAGCCACTGACGTATTGTAGCTCTGTTTTTGGTTCGCCAAGTTCTCTTTGTACGCGGACTTCTGCATGTTCAGGGAATCTCGTGCGATGCGGTTTGATTGGATACCACTCCAAAGCGTACCCAATGAGCCAAGCGTTTCTGCAAAGGAGCCAATGTTCTCCATGTTGAAACCGCCACCTTCGTTCATGAAGGTGTTAGATAGGGTGCCCATCAAGCCACCTTGTCCGCCAGCTCCAGGGGTAACAGCGCTGCCTGGTAGACCTGTCGCGTTCATGCCCTGCGCTTGCGTGACGGCATTATTCATCACACTTACAGGGGAGGGGGCACTGATCTGGGGCAGGGCCATCGGCTGCGGCATGCCTGGTATAGTAGAGCCAAAGCCTAGATTTGGTTGGCCTGACGGCATACCGAAGTTTCCGAGACTGGCTCCGTAGCTGAGATCTTGATATGGCATCTGTAAAGTCCTCGTGTGGTCGCTTTTGATTTGCGTGTTGGGTTAGGTACTGGCCAGCGGTAGTGTGAGGTTTATCTCAGCAAAATCGTAGACCAGAGTCCGGGTTAATTCGGCGATATCTGAGCCGGTCATTAACGTCCGTTTGAAGAAACCTTCTGAAGGTTCTTGGAAATATTCATCTTCGTTAAGGAACATCATACCGTCAATTCCTGGTCCTGTCATTCCAAGTACACGTCGGGACAATTCCTCCATCTCTTTCATCTCTTCACCGTACTCTTCGGCGGCCGCTCTGGAGGCTTCCATTATCTCAAGCGTGTCAGCATTGAGGAATGCATTGTACCCTTGGCTCACCGAGCTTGTCAGCTTTATCAGGTTCTCTGCTTTGGCGAGCTGTGACCAATCTACCTCGAACGTGCCTGTCTGGGCGTACGCTGAGGAATAGGACATCACGACAACCATGGTCGCAATCGCAATCACCTGTCCCCACTTGTCTCCAAAAATCGCAACAGAGGCTGTTGAGATAAGTTGGCCGATGATCATTCCTGCGAGCGCATTCACAACAGCCCCAGCAACAGCGGCCGCCGCACCAGCACCAAGGCCCAGCATCGCGCCTACCGCGGCATTCGTACCTAGAATTCCTCCTGCAGCCGCAAGAGATCCGCCTGCCGTCACAACTGACAGCGCGATCGATGCAATCACCAAGAGCACTTTGAATGCGCCTGTCTGATACCACTTCTGTCTGACGATCTCGTAGCTGTTGATGACCATGTACATGTTGCATGTCGCAAGCTGTGCCTGCTTTGTCATGCTCATGGACTTCATGGTCGGGTAGTGCAGGGGGACAATAAAGCCAGACTCTTCCGAGTCTTCCATTGCGTCTCCGGCATTGATTGTCACAGACTTGCTGCCATAGACTTTGTTGACGTGAACCAAGCCTCTAATGCGGAGGAGTTTGTAGCTCTGCTTTGTTATCTGGCGCGCGATGTGCAGTGTCTTGTCGTTGCCCTGTGAGGTCTCTATATAGCCTTGGCCTGTATATGTGTTCGAGTACCAAGTGACTGTCTCACCGACGCGCACATACCCGTTCACGCCATTGTTTGCCCCGGCATTCCCCAGAACCGTCGTCTCGTCGATCTCGGCCCAAGACACACGCATGTCGTAGGAGTCCAATCCCGGCATCCGCAGATTAAACGAATTCGTGTCAGGCGCCGATGCGCCAATATTGTCTGGTGCCGCTGTCCCAAACAACGGACTCAATGAGCCCTCTGTATGCGCGTTCTTCCATACATCCAGTACAGCGTCTGCAGCCAGTGCATTTGTTGCTTGGCTCTGAACCGTACTCAGGTCAACGAACTCTTGGTTTTCCAGCATCAGTTCAAAGAACTTATAGAGATATTCTTTCCCTGCTTTGTCCTTCGTATTCAGAGATACCCCGAATGTGACAAACGCATAATCCATGTCGTCAACATTTTCATGCTCTTCGATCTGTTCCAGAAGCGTGCTGATCTTCCCACCCCGGGTGATCTTCTTGTACGCTTTCGTGACATTCTCCACATAACCTTTTGTCGATAACGACTGGTTCTTTATCCGGATCGGGAGCGACGGGAAGAATTGGCCAAGGTACTCGGCTTCAGTCGGGGTCACTGCGTCATAGGTCGCGTTCCCTGTACCTAACCGATACGAAAACAACCTCGCCTGATCGATCTGGAGGATCTTGCTATCCTCATCCACAACCATAATCTGATAATTCACAAACAGTAGACGTCTGCTTGGGGCACCGAGACCCCATAGGAAATCGGCCGGCGCCGGGAACGACTCTTCATCCCCAGGCGCAAATACGACTGTAATGGTCTGAGCCACGCTATCATAGCGAGACAGCCATGGGTCATCCAGAGCCAAGGGACGATTATTGGTGATGTATTCCTCTGCCCAGTAGGCCTCATCTACAAAGTCGATGACGGCGCTGTTTATCTGGAGGGAGTGATAATCTTCTTGGAGGAGGGTGCTCTCAAGCTCTGCACGTATGAGCGAGGCATCCACAGACTTCTCAACAGCGATGTGTCCCGTCGGGATACCAAGATCGTAGTTATCCACGGCCCATATGAAAAACCGTTTCTGTGCCATCGCTGAGGAGTTCAAAAGTGCAGTGCGAAAGATCTCTCCCAACTCTCCCCCAGATCCTGAACGGCCTGTGACAGCCGACAAGACCATATTGGGGACAACCTTGAATCTATCGTTGTACTCCCCAGCCATATTCCAGGCTGAGGAGGAAACGTAGGTGGTCGACGATCCTGAGAAAAGGCCCAAGTTACAGTCCTAGATTAGTCTTGAGGCTACCCATCAGACTGTTGATCTCTGCGTCACTCAGAGCTGTTGGTGGTGCCAGCCCTTCGTCTGTAGACTTCTGCAGCATCCACGTATCGATCACCATTTTGGTCATCTTGGTTTCAGCATCACGCTTGTAGCTCGTGATCTGTTCTTTCTGCAGATCCTTCTGAACACCAACTGAACCAGTGACGGTTGTGGCATCGCGCCGGGTATCGAGTGTCTTTGCCCGGTTGCCTTCGATCTGCTCGTTGATGTTGTCGAGAGTCGCAGGCAGGATGAATGACCGGTTGTAGACCTTGCCTTGCGTGTCTTCCAAGACGCCTGCAACCTGAGATGTGAGCACATCAGAGAGCTGGTAATCTTTGATCGCGTTGTCTTTTGTCAGTCCGGCATTCTGCGACGGCAGGATATTGGCGGTCTGGTAAAGCAACTGGTCGACTTGTGCGACAGACTTGGAGATCTCGGATGTTGCAATCTCGATCTGCTTATCAAGGCGAACGCCTTCTTTCGGCAAGAGATTGATGGTCTCGTATTCGATCTTAGCCACGGACGCTTCGAGCTGCTCAATCGACACAGCTTCTGTCGTCAGTTTCATCTTGGTCAGGGCGTACTGTGTCTGTGCTGTCAGTGCATTGGCTCGTGCGTTAATCACGTCAGCCCGTGTCTGCTCAACCTGCAACGCAGCCATCGCTACGTTAGCCTCAGCAACGCGTGCCTGCATCTGTGCTAGGAGAGCCTGCATATACGCTTGATCGCGTCCTAGGAGGAACTGAACGGCTGTCCCGAGGGCACCTGTCGTGGCTCCCACGTAGGCCTGTGCATAGTCAGCTCCTGTGATGCGCCCCTTCTTGAACTGCACTTCGAATTGCGCGTTCAATGTCTGCATCAGAACGTCAAAAACACCTGTGCCATCGACCGTGCCTGTTGTCAGGTCGTCGATCGTCAGCGCCGTAGGTGGGGTGTAGAGTGGATTGCCCAGGACAGTAGGTGGATCATAAATGCTCGCATTTAGATCAATGTCGGGAAGGGTGAGATCGACGCCAGCGGTCAGTGCCGAGAAGATCGTATTGGCGTGTCCAGTGGATTCTGTGATTTCTGCTGCGTCTGTCATCGTTCTCTTCTTTCAAAAAAGGCGCCTCTCGTAGTGAAAGGCGCCTGTGTGTTTCCAATCTAGCCCAGCGAGTTACTCATCGTCGTTGTAATCTCGGGCTTCCTGCATGCGACCAAGCTCTTTCAACTCTTCAGCTGTCAGAGGATCCAAAATATCAATGGAGAACTCAGGGACCCAGCTCTGCTTGACAGTGTCCGGCTTTCCCAGTGTCTTTGACTTGATCGTACGGAGCTTCAGATATTTCCGGCTTTTCAAGTTGTCGTAGAGACACTTCTCGACGTGATATCCGTTCTCGGTGACTTCACCGTACGGAATGTATTTCTTCACTTCGCCGATGTATTTGTTGGCGACTGTGAAGATCTCACCGGGGACATCATTCTTCTTCGGGTTCAGGTTTGAGACACGCACACGAATCAGCTTCAGCGCTTCTTTACGGACACGGATACGTGTCGCTGACTTGATCATGGCCGGTGTCATTTTGCTTGTGTCAGCTTCTGCAACAGGCTTCTCGCCGGAGAGCTTTTCGTCGATCTTCGTTTTCAGAGACTCGATACCAATCTTTGGGTGGTAGCCTACGCCCATCTGGTCGGCGCGCTTCTTCAACAGCGTCAGCTCGTCCGGTGCGAGGTCTTTTTCTTCTACGATTACTTCATCAGTCATGGTGTAGACTTTCATTGGGGGGTTGTGGGAAGGCCCCGGGCATTGCTGCCCGAGGCCGTGTCACTCAGGTCTTAGACCGGTGCGACTGTTTTGATCACCGCCATGCGCTCGTTACGCAAGCCGAGGAAGCCGTAGTACCACTTGATGGAAGCGAAGCCGGTCTCACCGTAAGGATCGGTTTTGTCAGCAACTTTCTCACCTGGCATCTTCGTGATGATTTTGAACTTGAAGCTCTTACCACCCGATTGGAAACCAATGGTTGTGAACGAACCTTCGCCAACGCAGAGCATCGGGAAGATGTCGTAGTTGCCGCCGGTCGCCATGTAGCCGGGGTTCGTTTGCTCGGCTGCACCAGCGCCTTCCCAGTGCTGCATCTCAGGAACAACAATGATACGGAATTCATCGACTGTGCCGATTTCACCGTTCATGGTTGTACCTGCAGCATTTGCATACTGGTGGACAGGGATGAAGGCCGCATTACCGAACAGGTCAGTCATACCCTTTACAGTGGATTCCAGTTCGGAACCAATGTAGAGAACACGGCCCGCAGCGATCGTTTTCGTGTCGATCATACGGGAACCAGCAATGACCTTGGTCTGCTTCGGTGTACGGTTGTCGTTGAGAACACGGCTCAAGCGCATCAGGTCTTCGTAGGTGACGACGCTTGGGTCTGCGGTCTCGGTTGCACCACTGATTGTGATATCAGATGTTGCTTCACCAGTGTAAACAGTCACACCTGCGAAACCCAACAGGTCTTTCTGAAGCACGGCTTCAGTCAACTGGTTGGCGCCTGTGATCAGCTCACGAGAGACGTGCTGGTAAAGGTCAGCATCCGAATCAAAGTCAACGCTCTCTTGGGTCCATTCATGGAACATACCCATTTTCTCGATTGCGCCTTCACGCTGAATACGAGTGAAACCAACGCGGTTAACGCGGCCACCGTTCTCAGTCAGTGTTGGGATCTTGCCAGTGATCGTACCGACATCCTTCGAGGAACCATACAGGTTACCGTCAGCAATGGTCGTACCAGCAGCATCGATACCCTGATCGTTGTCATTTCGGACATCGAGCAAAGGAAGATAGTGGTAGACTTTGATCGTCTTGCCCATGTTCTTAGGCATAGAAACGACGTCAGCAAGTGGGCTGAAGTACATCTCTTTGGTGGCTTCAATCAAGGCTTTGCGCCAGTAGAAGAAGGTATTCATTTGCGAAGAGCCTGCACCTTCGATGGTGGATTCGGTTACGCCGGGTTCATTATAATTAGCCATTTGTAAAGTCTCTTTCTCAGACCTTGAGGGAGTTCATTGCCATAATTTGGTCATCGGTCAGATCGAAGGGATCGATGGCCTTTCTGGCGGTTTTGCTGCCGTTGCTCGGTGTCGGTGACACTTTGCGGGCTGCTTCGCCATTCCGTACGCTGCTCTTCAGCTTGCTTGGGGAGGCTTCACGTCGGCGGGTTACTTCTGCAGTCTGCGGAACCGGGGTATCTACAGCAGCTGGCTGTGGAGCGGGGTTCGGACTCAAAAGACCTGCGTTCTGGAGCTCATTCCCGGCCTGCTTATAGGCTTCGATGAACGGCATGTTGTTGAGGCGTCCCAATATCTGCTGTCTATCAATCTCAGCGGAGATTCGGGCATACAGCCCGTTTCCTCTGTGCTGGTCGATCAAGGACAAAATTGCTGGCTCTTTGTAAACGGCCTGCTTGCTCCGCTCATCCCAGTCTTTGTTGATAACGGCGACAGTTTCTTTTCCGCCATCAGTGGCCATTACGCCATTGAGAGCTTCTGTGAACACCATCTCGTCATCACCAATACTGTGATTCCCGGGTTTGTAGGTCGCTTCGTCGGAAGTATCGACATCCAGAGGATCGATCTTCGCATCTTTCAAAAGCTTCGCGACGGCGTCTGGCTTTTTCTTGTCCAGATCAATCAGGAAAGAAAGCTTCCCTTCGTCGAGTAGCTCATTCTTTTCGAGCATGCGGAGCAGCTTCATTTTTGGCTGAAGGCCCTGCATTTTCTTTGTATAGTTGGCCCCGAACTGCATGAGGCTTTTTACTTCCTCGGGGGAGCTCGGTGCGAAGTCACGCCCATTGGCACGAAACGGAGCCATGATTTGCTTGTAAAGCTCTTCATAGTTGACCGGCTTGTCAGACGTGTCAGTCTCGTCAGTGGAGGTTGTCTTCTCCTCCTTGTCGGACTTCTGCGTATCATCTACGGCTGGGGCTTCTTCGCCCTCACCATTACCAGCATCGGCCTCGTCCCCAGAATCATCTCCAGGCTCCACAACCGGGGCGTCGACTTCTTCGTCGGACATCGCAGCGGCTTCTTCGAGGTCGGTTTCTGTTTCTGTGGGAAGCTCAGTATCATCTTCTGGGATAACCTCTGCTTCCGTGACTTCTTCAGCCACGGCTTCCTCTTCAACGTCTTCCGTAACAGCCATCGCGGGAGAAGTCATTTGCATAAGCTCCTCGTCGCTCAGCTCATTGAGGACTCGATCGTTTGATGTAGTTCCATCCATTATCGAAATCCTCCTATCTACTCGTCACCGTTTTCAATGAAATCGCGCTCACTCTCGAGATCGTCCATTGTTTGCTTCGCCATATTTGCGGCAACGCCGATCAGCTTCAGATACTGCTGTAGGTGCGAGATACCGCTGATACAGCTTTGGATCTCGTCCCAGTAATTCTTCAGGGCAGGGTCCGCAGAGACGCTGACGAGGCGCACGGCTTCATCATTGAAGTAACCATCGGTGATGATTTTCTTGAACTCGCGGTTGTTCATCAGCTTGGTCAACGCATCGCCTTTAGCGACAAGTTTCCGGGCTTCGTCCATCGAGAGTTCGATCTGTTCGATATCATTCATCTTCTTCTGCTTTCTCTAATTGGGTGTAGCTAGAATGCACCTCCCACCCAATCACATCACACCACACCAGTCTATCTTGTAACCAGTGAGGGAAATTCTTCACAATTTGCCTCTATTTGAGTCTTTATGACGCTTTAGCTGCCTGCTGAATCGCTAATGCTGACATGATGTCCTGATCACGTGGTCGCTTCTCTGGCGCCACCAAGAGGGCTTTGCTGATCGAGTGTAGCTGGTTTGCCTCAGCCTGCGCTTCCGACTTCTGGATATCGCGGGCCTGCTTTGTTCCACTTTCCTGCTCCAGGAAGTCCAGATCTTTGATATCCGCATTCGACGCTGTCTCGCGTGCTTTGGCTTCCAACAGACGTGCCTTGGCCTGCGTCTCTGCAATCTCGACTTCAAGCTTCGCGATCTCGAGTTCTTGCATCTTTTGAGCCAAGGGATCTGGTTGCGGCTGGTATTCCTTCAAAGCATGCAGGAGAACCGGCATACGCTTGAGGCGTGCAAACTCTGTCAGCATGATCTGCGTGATCTCGAAGGGCAGGGTGTTTCCTAGCGTCTGCATCATGAAGCCAATGTCTGCGGCTTTTGCCTCTTCGATCTCTGGTGTCGTGATATCGACGGTCAGATCGTACTCGCCTTGGATGTCTTTCAGACGCACAGTGATGAACTCGTCATTCGTGACGCGTACCGTCTCCTCTTCGGACAGGAACGCTTGGTTCATCGAAATCATCTTCTTACCGATGCGTTCCATGCCACCTGCGAAACGTCGCAGAATGCCCATCTCACGCTTCGCCGTTGCATCCAGAATGCCCCGGATACCTGCGGCCACTTCACCGTAGGCCTCGCCGGAGATACCGCCAGAGAAGCTCTTTACGCCGGACATGGCTTCTGCTTCTTGGTTCTGGAGATTCAGCATGTTGAATGCCGACACTGGTAGCTCAGGGAAGGTGTGCTCTTTGATGCCCATGTCGGGCGTTGTCTGTGGGTTGAAGTCGTAGTCTTCGCCTCGCTCAAAGCGCCGCTTGTTGACGGTGTCCAGCATTCCCTTCATCGTGCCGCGCTGTCCGTTTGCAGAACGACCCAACAGGTCGATCATGCCCCGTGTCACAGCACCCAGAATGTCTTGGTTGTCTTCCAGAAGAGCTGCATCAGGTTCGCCTGGGATCTGCTTACGCACTGGCATGTAGGTCACGGCAACCAATGGGATCTTCTTGTCAGGGTAGGGGTTCTCTTCCATCCGGACCAGGACATCCCCGATCCATGTGGCCACAATCGGCATCAGGATACCGGTCTTGTTGATGTCCCAGAAACCCCAGTATTCGTAGGCGATCACGGGACGACGCAGATCATCTTTGTACTGTGCGGTCTCGTCTGTATTCGTCTGGTGCTCGGAATCAGTCAGCGGCGTGTTCGAAGACCAGTTCACCTGTTTCAGGTTTGAATACCGACCATCTTTGTTCAACTTCGCTTGTGAGGTTTCAAACGAGATGATGGCAAAGTTTGCCTTATCCACGTCACCCTGTGCAGCGGGATCCAAATGTACATTCTCGAAATCCACGATATCGAGGGTAGGGTGGTTCTTGACTGTCCGCTCTTCTTCGACCGTCTCGTGTTCAGTGATCACTGCGAGGAACGGAGCTCCCACCTCCATGGTGTACTCTACGCTTGCTTGGATCTCTTCAGGAAGTTCCCCAAAGCCTTGCGGGTTCGTCTGCATGATCTTAATAGCAGACTCGAGCGCCTCAATCTGTGCAGGGTCTTGAGTCGGGCTGTACGTGAATACAGGAACCTCGACCTCTTCGATAACGCTCTCGTAGATCCAACCGGGCTTGACGTAGACTGTACCTTCGTCGACGCCAGTCCGCACATATTCATCGATGAACGCAACGCGATTGATGTAAGTGCTGAACTGGTGGTTCAACAGTTTCTCGTTCTGAACCGCGCCTGGTTTGTCTTCCCAGCTCTTGGGGCTTACGGCCCACTGCTCTTCGGATGCAAGGAACGGCTCTGACAACGCCGAGTAGCGCCATTCATTCTGGCGCCGTACAAGCTTCGGTTGGACCGACGACCGGTTTGGGCGCTTCTTGATTGCTTTCCCGTTGGTGACATTCCGCACGTCACGCCAGTCCTGTACCTTTTGCACAGAGGCGTCGTGGGTTGGCTTCGACATATCCAGATCTGCTTTCAGATCCATCAACGACGGTTCATTTTCCCACTCGGTCAGTTCAACCACTTCAGTGTCATCAATCTCATCATTCGTGTTGTCATCAAACATTGGTTTGTCTTTCTACCCTGCGTGCCGGGCTGCGTAATCTGAGAGGGATGTGCCGTAGGCGTCAGCCGGGTTGTATTGCCCGTTTGACTCCAGATACCGCTGCATGCCGTTACGACCTCCCAAGTGGGCGATTGCCCGCAAGGAGTTCATGGAGAGTGCTGCACCATTCACTTCGCGTCCGACGTAGCTGTTGAGGCCGCGGTCTTTGATGTAGTTGTCGATGTCATTGAAATGCCAATTCGTTGCAGCGACTTGTGCATCGTCATTTTGTGCGAACTCTTCCGCCGTCATCTGCCCGATAGCACCGCCTGCGATCGCATCGGCAAGACGGCCCCTTGAGAATTGAACCAAACCGAAGTGGCCTTTTCCGCCGGACCCTTGGACGTCATTGGTTGCTTGGAAGTTCCCGCCGGATTCTGTTTGAATGAGGCTACGGGGAACATTCTCCCCGAAACCGCGCTCGCCCCAGCTGTCTGCTGGTGCCACGGCCCCTTGCGGATTCCACGCACCCAAGGTTTCCCCATAGGACGCTGGTCCAGCTGCCAACTGCTGGCGCTCCTGCGCAGCGCCGCGTTGGCGTCCTTGCTCAGCATTAAAGGAGAGCTGTTGAGCTGCTGTTCCAATCTGCTGTTCGGATCTCTGTTGTGCTTGGGTCACCATATCGGAGAACCCAGAGAAATCCATTTGTGGTGCTGCAAGCATGAAAGCTCCCTTTCGATCTGTTCCCACCATATTCAAAAGGCGGAAAACACTGAAACGCCCAGCGGAGGCGGGAATTGTTGATTGTACTCTCTCGGCTAGAACCGGTAGGTGAGACCAAGCCCGTATGGCACTGCTGATACATGACCAAATTCCTGTTGGTACACATGGGTCGGAAACCCCTGGTCATCCCTCATGTTGCCGATGTTGTCGTGGATCGATCCTTGTGGACCTGCCGGAAAGGTCATCCCGTTCACATAAAGCTGCGGTTGAAGTTGTCCTGCACCGCTGCCCAAGGGCGCGCATGCGCCAAGCATAGGAATGACCGAAAAGAGGGTGATAAAGTATCGCATATTCACTCCTAGAATGTGGTTATGAGGAATTGGGCATCGTCATATGAAGCGTAATTGTAGCTGGCCCAGCCGGTGCTGTTCCCGCTGGCCCTCTCGCGGTCGAACTGGATTGTTGTTGAATTGATCGCGCGAATTCTGACGTTCTCCATCCATGAGGACCCGTCGATGTCGTTACGCCAGTTCGAGAAGAAGTCGCAGTTGATCCAGATGTCACTTGTCACCAGCGGCACCCGCAGTGTCTTGTCTACCACGGCACCTGTCGTGATGATGCTTTGCGCTTCTGCTGCGGTAAGGCTGATCGTGTCCCTGAATGTTGCAATCTCACGGGCGGTATCGAAGGTCAGCGCGCCTGACGGATCAAACCTGCGTATACCGTAGTTCCCGTCAGGCGTTGGGAGGTCTGTCGAAACAACCTTGTATTGCAGTGCTTCTGCCTCGGGTACATCTTTGCTCATACAGACATACGCGCCAAGGTGGGGCGTGACCCTTTCGGTCCCCGCCTCATTAAAGTTGCAGATGTACTGTGTCGCTCTGATCAAACCGTTCGTAGGTAATTTGAAGAACACAATGTCATTGAAGTTCTCGGACGCGCTCACATAACCCATCGTCACTGACCCATTGTATGCCCATTGGATCGTAGGCATTGATGCTCCAGCGATACGGATTCTGTCGAAAGTTTCTGTAAAGCCGGTCTGTAAGTTTAGGGCTATGAGATTGTCACATTGGGTGATGTAGGAACTGAACGGGCAGAATCTCCTTTGTTGCTTGTTATTGGTTGATAGGGTGAAAGGTATGTCCGTTGAACTAAAGCATGTGCCTTCACTCTTCAGATAATAGGTAAAACCCTCGGTCTGATCGACCAAGTTGTCATTGAATTCGTTTCTAAGAGCGATGCCAAATGTCATGCTGTTACCTGTGATGAATGAACTTGATGCGGGTCGGCGGGTTCCTGTCCATGACATCACTCGAACTGGCGCCGTCGATTGTTTTTTGAGGCTCTGTGTTCGCCGTGACGGTCATTATCTTTGTGGTGTTATTCCAAGACACGACGGGGTTTCTGGACCCCATTAACTGCGGCTGCGGGTTCCCCGATTGGCTCCATGTCTCGGTATCGGCAACCGGAGACCATACCCCTGAAAGTCGCTTAAAGCGGGTCAGGTACGGGGTGATGGTCCAGAAGCCCAAGTCGCTGTCAAATGCGGGAACTGATAGTGTCCCTGACCACTGGTCTTCAATCCTTTGAGAGAAAATCAGCCGTGCCACGCCGTCCGTTGAACTGATCAACTTCGAGCCATTTGCGCGATATGCTTCAAAGCCGTAAGCCATTAGGTCAGGTCCCCAATGACTACGCGGAGAGTATCGGTTTCATCGTAAACCTCGATCTTTGCGTCTGATATGACTACGCGCTCACCCGTCACCGCACTAGCAAACGTCCCAAGCACAGCGGAGATCGCGGAAAGACTGGTGACGTTCATACGATCTGCGGTCACGCTCCCGGTCTTGATGGTTGCACCATCAATGACCGTGCGCCCATAATTGGCTTGGAGCTGAGATCCACCCTTATAGGTGGCCAAGATGACGCGATCAGATCCATAGGCTGTCGCGAGCGTTGTTGTGGATACAAGAGTTGATCCACCCTGGTCCCAGTAAACGTATTGCGTACCTGCGGTCCATGTTGCAGATCCGGCTGCAATGCTTTGCGTTACTGCAGTTCCAGCATTGTCGATGTACGAGATCGTACCAGCGGTCCAACTGACTTGGTTCGCGCCCGGAGAATTGAATTCGAACTGAAGATCGGTGACCGACAAGTTCCGGTTCCCCACGGTCAGTTTGTTCGTCGCGATTGTATTTGCCGACACAGCGCCGCCGTCGATCTTTGTTGTGTCGCCGCCGCGGCGCCAATCAGACAGTGTGGTCTCACCGGAGATCGTCACTTTACCGGCTGTGATCGCCCCGAGGTTTCCCTCCTGAATGATCGCTTCACCTGTCACAGTGTGTCCCACGGATGTTGTGTAATTCGAGGCATTCTGGAATCGGTCATGTGCTCTCACGCGCACCGTGTAGGACGCGCCCGGAGCTGCTTCAGCCGACCACCTATTTGTAGCAACACCAAAGACGACTTCATTTCCGCCGTTCTGTGAAACTGCAACATCGTAGCCCACCACACCCTCCGCGGCGGGTATGTTCCATGTCGCTGAGATTTTATAACGGATGCCGTCGACATCTTCCGATGTGACGTTCACGCCCGTTGGGAGGTCTGGCGCTGTGGAGTCTATCTCATCGAACACGGCTGCCCGCGCTTCGAAGGCTTCAGTCACATCCACTATTTCCAGTACCCCGAGGCGCAGTGTGCCGTCAGTGGCTCCGGCTACGTTTTGACGCACGAACGGGAAGATCTTGATTGCGCTGGTTGCCCCGGTAAGATCCAGAACAGTCTTTCCTGTCAACCGCGTCAAGAAGTCCGCAGAACCAGTCATGTAGATGTACGCCTGCTGCTCACCTACGCCTGCCGTATAGGTCGTTGGAGCCAACTCGTAAGTGGTCCCTGGCTGCCATGCTGTTGCACCAAACCCGAGGGAGACGCCGCCCATTGTCCCGTTGGATGTCACACGGAACCGCAGCATCACCCGATAAACTCGATCGGGATCAAAAATCAGCCCGAGCATCGGACCAATCTTCTTATCGCCCGCCGGGAACTCGTAAGCCTCTCCGTACACAGCGTCGTCTTCGTAGAAGTCTCCGGGGACAGGGGGTGTTTTGGTACTCAATAGTGCCGCGTCAGGTGTAGTTGTCCAAAGACCAACCGGTGTCCGCATCAGCGCGTAAGACAACGGCTGTGCAATTCGCACAGCTTCTGCAACCACGGCGTCAAGGCCACCCGCTACCGTCGCGTGCCCGAGTCCCGCGAGGGCTACATCCAACTCAGACTGTGTTGAGCTGTTCGCGGATGACAGGCTACTTATCAGGTTTGTCAGGTTTGGTATCTCTACGTTGTAGAGCTGATCATTAGTGACATTAATCGCATCTCGCTCGACACCGAATTGGGTGAGATCCGCAAGAAGATTATTCACCGTATCTGTGAACGCTGCCTCGAACGTAGGCTCGTACAGATCCACTTGACTACTGACTTCATTGGCAATCAGGCTGTTTAGGTTCACTGTGATGCTGTTGATTGAGTTGGTGAGAGCCAATCGTAAGAGCTCGACCTTTTCGTCGGTGTAGAGTGTACCGTCCAGCCCCGTTTGGAGAATGCGTGTCAGGGCCGTGTTGGCGGAGACCTGCGCATTATCTGCATCATCCTGAGACGCATCGATCCGCACAGAGTGCAGAGCGAGCGAGTCCAGTGTCTGCTGGCTAAAAGCGGTAAACTCGTTGTCGAGCTCTATCAGCGTTGGCATTATTTGAAGCCCTTATCCCGCAGTTTATCGAAGCCGTCGCTTTCTGTTTGGCTCATGGTGTCGTCCATGGTCATATCGCCGAGCTCGATCTTGAACCGCTGCCAGAGTTCCTGTGACCGGAAGGTAGCGCTCTCGTTGCCAATGGCGCCGAACACGCGTGCCGCAGTGCCCAGTTCCAGCAATGACTCTAGCGTTGTGGGGACATCGATGACTTCCGTCAGATCAGCAACCTGCGACAACCGTGTCGCTGCCGCTTGGTAATCCACCCGGTAGATGTCGCCATCCGCCGGTGCTGACAGGATGACCCGATCAGCTCCGACCACACGTACACCGATCCCGGAGACGGTCTCGCGCTTGTTGATGTTGGTGATTACAGTCTCGTCGATGTTCAGCGTCGTCGCATCATCGTTGCGCGTCACTTCGAGGATCTTGACGATCCCACCCATGAACGGCTCATCCACACTGTCGCGGATATAACGCTCTGCAGTGTTGCCCGGATCGGTGTTCGAGTCTGCGAAGATGTTTGCCAGGATGTAGCTTGTTCGGGCTGCGGAAGCCTCGAATTTAACATAATCTTGCTTATACGCCATTTTCTTTGAGAGCGTATTGAGCGTTGCATTGATGTGTGTGATGACCTTCGGCTGGTCCGCATACTCGATGCGCCCCTCGCCGTCGGCGGCCAATCCCAAGCTCGAGAGTTCACCGTAGCTTAGGATTTCAAAAAATTCACCTAGTAGCATTTTTGTGCATACCTCAAACTATGTAAGAATTTATGGGAGAGTCGGAGTGGCCCTGTGAATCTGGATCATCAAACCCCCAGACATCTTCTGCCTGTGAGGCCTGTGCATCTTCACTCGGCTTCCATGGCTTAAGGTACATCAGCATGGAGATCGTGTCGATTGCGTCATCGTGTTTGGATTTTATTCCATCCAGCGTTGCCAGTTCGATCTCTCCAATGAACTCTCCCATGATCACGGATGTCTTCATCTCGAGCGGGAAGAACATCTTCCCTGCCTTGAACAGTGGCACGACAAGGTTAAAGCGGCTGAGCTTGTCCACTGTCGGGTTAATCCCCGGCTGGCCATTCTTGCCCTGTGCAAACGAAAACCATGTATTCCGGGTGATCATCTCTGTGGTGATCCAATCAAGGAATGCGCCCTGCTGTCCCGAGATCTCTACCCCGACGGACTGCGGCCGGTACGATTGAACCAATCTGAAAAGATCGTTGATGTTCTTGTCCATGGTCTGTTTCTTGCAGACGCCGTCCACCCAGAACCAATCGCCATTGGCGTTGTAGGCCCAGACGGAAATGACCGAGAAGTCAGCCGACTGCTTCGCCTTCGTGGCGAAGTCAGTCGTGATGTAGAAGTTGAATTTGTGTTTGTTTTCAAGGAGCGAGGGGCGCGAATACCAGCGGATCTCTTCTGTCTGCACCAGACGCTCTTCGGAGGAGGAGATCCGAAGCATGAGCTCCTGATTGAACGCAGAGACTGTCCCTTCCAGAACGGCCTTCTCATACTGCTCTTTGACGAAGTCATAGGTGAATCGGTCTTCCCATGCGCCGTTGAACTCTTCCCGCGTGCACGGAAATCTCTCACAGACCGGCCACACGTTGACGTGCCAAGCCCCTGATTCCACTGCCTCATAAAGCACATCGCCTTTGTTGAACGGTGTGCCGTTGAAGATCGTCTTGCGGCGGGAAGGATGCAGCGCGAAGTCAACGCCCTTTGTGATGGTATCGCGGATCGACTTCATCGCGGTCTTTGACTTGGCATCATCATCTGAGACTAGATCGTCGAGCACGCACAGCGTCGGGCGCTTACCAAAGATCTTGGTTCCGCGCAGGCCGGTCTTCGCACCAAACATCTTGACGCCCAGCCGGTTCCCCTCTTTGGATTTGAACTCCATGTAGGTATCTGTGATGTGAACATTCGCAGGGGGCAGCCAGTCTTGTAGGAAGTCACTGCTCTGCCAGCGGAACTCAATGTTCTTGCGCGCAGACTTCACACCGTTATCGATGGAGTCTGAGACGTAGATCATTCCTTCAACGCGGCCAAAGCCATCAATCTCACCAAACACTGCGATGTAGAGAACCAAGTATTCAAACATCAGCGTGGTCTTCGCCATGCCGCGTGCACAGAGGTTTGCAATGTTATTCTTCTGTCCAGCAATCTGGTCCAGCATCTTGAGGTGAACAACCGGCGTCTTGTTCTCTTCTCCGTCGCTTCCGTTCACAAGTTTGATGAAGGTTGTGAACTTCAGCGCGAAGGCGGACGGGACGTATTCGCCGGAGTTGAGTGAGTCGTAATCGACTGCGTTTAGCCATTCATCAACGGTCTTCCGTTCCCGCCCCGTACCAGCGAGCAGCTCTGCTAGCTCGTCGGTGCCGTCGGCAATGTCCTGGACCAGGACGTCCAATACGTTTGCATTTGTTTCCTGGTCCTGGAGTCTCATTTATACAGTCGCTCCTGCCGCTTTCAGGAGGCTTTGCGCCTGTGCATTTTGCACCGCTCGGCGGATCGTCTTCTCTGTCGCGTCCCCGGCTTCAAGATGGGTAAGCAGACCATCGACCATGTCATTGGTGTCGCTGTAGGCGCCGAGAACGATGTCAGGATTGAAGTTGTCCTCTACCTGCTGCATCGTCCATCCGCCGTTGGCGGCCTGTTCAAGTAAAATCCTCATACGCTTGACCCTTTCGTGGCAGCCTTCACAGCCCACATCGCGCCCTCTTCAATGGCTGTTTGAGCCAAGGCTTTCAGGCGGCGGATCTCGCTTGCGCGTTCGGTGTCGTCTCCACCCCCCTCAGAAATCTCATCGATGATATCGATGAAGTTTGCAGACAGGGCTTTCAGATCAGAGACCAGATTCTGCTTGCTGGGGTTGAAGTTGACACCAACGCGGTATTCACCTTTTGAGATTGGCATTATCGTTCGTCCTTCTTCGTTGCGTGAAATTAGAGATTGGGTACGTGGGACTCGCGGCCTAGACCGCGCTGCGCGGCCTTGGAACTAGCCTGCTCTAATGGGGGAAAGCCCTTCTTTTGTAGCTCTTTGTTGGCTTCAGCTTCTGTCAGCTTTCCTCCAAGGATGTAGTCGACGGCCATCCCCTGCTCGTTATACGGGTCATACCGCGTTGCTTGAAAAACCGGATATCCTCCAGTAGATGCATCCCCTTTAGGTGGGGCCTTGGACATATTCCGGATCTTCGCAGCTGTGGGGTCTTTGGCGTCATTCTCGAATGTTCGCATGACCGCCTTCAATGCATTGATGTTCTTGGCTCGATCATCTTCAGCAACGCCGCGCAGGTTTCCGGAGATCAGCATCATCGCGCAGCATCCAATGTGCCACGTATGCGGAAGACCGCTCTCGTCATCGCAGTCCTCACCCATCTCGTAAGATGCCAGATGCCGCTTCATCGCCGCAGTCACCCGGCTCACAGACAAGCCTTTGGCCCAGTTCCACGCCGCGTACTTCTTCTCGCCGTAGGTAAACACAGCAGCAATCGCCATCTCTGCGTCGCCGGGTAGCAAATCCATACGGATTTTGCCCGCATCCAACTTGGCTGCGCCTACGTTCACATCTTGATTATCTTTCGGACTCATCAGGTTCCCTAACTGTGTGGTGTGGTGTGCTTTGGTGTAAGACTTCGCCTATCTGAGCCAGTTAAACAACTGTCCTACGGTGTTGTGGTAATCGGGGTGACATCAACCATGTCAGGGTCGACGGGACGTATCATCTTCTGGTGCGCAATCTCTTGCGTCGTTGTCCCGCCTCGGATCATATCGATCTGCTTCTGTGCCAGTGCTGCCATTGTCTCGCGCAGCTCCGCCATTCCGCTGTTGTCTGCAACACCGATATCGATCTCGACCTTCTTGGTCTCAGGCTTCTTGAGGTGTGTCAGAATAGAGTTCGCGGCTTCCGCCCTCACCTTCTCGGAACTCGCAGTCATCATCAGTTCAAGCTGGGTATCGATCGCTTGCTGGTAGACGCCTTGGTTCAGAATCCAGGCTGGAATGATAGCTTGCTCAAGCACCATGTTGACCAGTTTGTTCTTGTTGTAATTCGCCACATACGCGGAGATCTCTTTCTTGCTCCGCCCCGCCGCCACCAGCAACTGATACCGCTGTGGGAAGGTCTTCGCGTACGCGTCCTGATTGGTATATTCCATCATCTTGAAGCTGACGTAGGTACAGGCATTGAGGTAATCCTCAATCTTGAACCGGCCATCCTTCAACACAGAGCCATAGGTCACGAAGTTTTCACGAATAGTTTTCGCCACTTCAGGATCCACGGACGCCTGATTGACCTTGTCGAGAAGCTCTTGTGTTGCCGCCTTCTTCAGCTGTGGCGGCATCGCTTCGGTCAGTTCATTTAGCGTCAGCATTTGGGCATGTCCTGCATAATTGGCTCGGGTGCATGCAGGTACATTAAGGTATTCTGAGATCCCCTTCGATCAGCCACCACAAAGGGAAATTCCTCCACCCCAGAGGCCGATATAAATAACTCTCTTCTTTTGAGGACGAGCAACGCGGTGGAGCCAAAACGAAGTGGCGTAGCGGAGCGGTAGCCACAAAGTTTTTGGTCCATAAGCTTTGTAAGGACGAGAAAGAAGAGAGTTATTTATAGAGGTGTATATATATAGTATTAAAACTACTTCAGTAAATGGCTCCGCCATTTCCTTCGCAGTTTTAATACAGAAGTTAACCATTAGTATAGAAGTGTTATATGTATATTAAGTAATATAAGGATAGTCTTTATATACTCTAATATATCTCTATAGACTCTACTAAGTATCTCTTAAATATCATTACAAGAGTCTCTCTAGAATATATTTCTTAGAGTATAACTCATTCCCTTAATAATAAGAGAAATCCTTATATAAATAATTTACATCATATTTTTCATGAAGGGAAATATTCATAAGTATGTCTGAGCTGTCTTCTTATAGGTTACACACTCATACACCAAGATACCCCCCCGGTACTTCTCCCCTGTAACCCTATCCCTACCCCATCATATCTCCTCCCTCTCTAGGGCCACAGGCCCTCATGGATTAACATAGGAGTATCCCTCATGGCTAAGGTCATCACATCATTTCGTACCGCTGCATCTGACTCACTCATGGCAGTCAGCAACTCAGTCAACGTAATCTCCAAGGCAGCATCATCTGCCTCCCTCTACATGGACCAAGTCGAAGCCCACGCTGGCTACGTCTCAGCCACAGCCAAGGCCTCTTATCAGTACAGCACTGAAGAGATCAACGCTATCGCCCGTGACAAAGCACGCATGCGTATGGCCCAACATCGCGTAGAGCTACAATCAGAGCTCAAAGACCCAGCATTCGCTGAAATGTTTAACTCCATCAAATTCGACGATGAAATCCCTGCAGCTCCCAAAGCAGTCGCATAACAACTACAGCTACCTGTCCCTCGTGGATGGGTAGCTCCCCTTTTTACACTCCGACACACCTTAACGATAGAGGTATCGGAGGTATACATCTCCCTCTCATCACACCACAGCACGTCACAGCAGCTGTATGCACGTGCATCTAGCCTGTCTGGGCCACAGGCCCTGCTGGAACTACGACCTGTGTCTGTATGGACAGCACAGCGTCTCTCATCAACTCAATCAATGGAGAACTCTCATGACTACCTCAATCGTAAACACCGAAGGTTATGCCTACTTCGAAGGCGAGCCTAACAACCGTCCTCGTCTTAAGCTCGAAGTCACCTTCATCCTCGATATGGTGCCGGGAGCTTACCATCAGCCAGAAGATCTCATGAGGCACATCGCTTCGCATCCATACGTGGATACCGTCACCCTCGTTGAAGGAGAAAGCTAATGCTTGTCGGCGCCGTAATCGTAGGCTCATTCGTGAGCCTTTTCATCACCGTGATCTTTCTGATCGTCCTTCACATCAACCACTAAACAAGGAGAAATCTCGTGTCACTAAAAGAACAAAACGTAAACAAAGCATTGCTACATGCCATGACCGTAGGTCATCTCGATGATCATATCCTCGCTCTCGAAGAGGCTGCATGCGAGTCCTCGTACACACTCAAGTATCTCCGTCAGGAGAACTATCTTGATGGAGAAGCCATCGACGAAGCCGTCGTTGAGTATGCCGCTACTATGGCGGATCTCCACCGGGCTCAGGCCGTCTTCAATGAGAAGATGGGGATCGCAGCATGAACGAAGTCTTCCTTCTTATGTGGGCTCTGACCCACAGTGACGGTGACATCATGGAAGCAAGAGCGATCCATGCAACACAGACCATCGAACAGTGTGACGTAGCTAAAACTGTCGTCGCCGTCGCCAACAACCCTAAATTCCTCTTCTTCTGTATAGGCTCGTCAGAGCTCACTGAACTGAGGATCCAACCCTACTGAAATGATTGGAATATCTTATGACCGGTAACACCACACCAAACCGTATGACTTGGGGTGAGCAGGCAGAGCTCACTCAAACAAACACCCGTGCTCTTCGCAAGATAGAGCGCAACAAGCAGATCCGTGACTTCCTCGGAGACCTCGTTGGTGTTGCTGCAATTGCAACCATCTTTGTCTGCTTCCTCGTCTTCACTGCCTGAAACTTCCTCGTGCGTAAGGCGCTTCTGCCTTGCGCGCACCACCCCTAAACTCCTTGAAAGGAACAACACATGGGTATTCAAATGTCAGTGCAATCCAGCCATTACAACTTTCATCCCACCAGCTCAGACGATGACTTCGATGAGTATGATGCCGAGTTAGATCAAATGCTCGAAGACTACCTCATGGACATCCCAGAGATCACCGACAAGACCGTCCGCAAGGATGACGATCTCTACCGAGTCCTCGATTGAACCACACCAAATCACAGCGCTTGTAATTCATTGTCAGTTTGATAATTCCTCCCTAAGTGGAGGCTAGCTCAACTCAAGGAATTTTGTAAAATAACAGTTTACCCAGCGTCTCGTTTCTTTGAGAGCAACTGTGAACCAACACCATCAACTCAGTTTCATCTCGAAGAAAGAGGGCCACAGGCCCTTAAGGAGTTATTGCATGATGCAGTGACCCTTACCTTAACACAACTTTAGGAGACCTTACTCATGGCTATTTTCGGAAATCAAAGCCCACTTAACGCACCAGCTAGCGCGCCTGCCAACAACGGCAAGCCAGAAGCGCAGATCTTTGGTAACATCGGTTACTGGGCACCAAATGAAGATGGCGAAAAAGTATTCGTCAGCCTGCCAATGGGCGTCGGCATCGATACGATGCGCCACGTCTCTGCAGGCAGCTCCAAGCTGATGCAGGCGAAGAACGCATTGCTTGATCAGCTCAACGACTTGACCAAAGACCTTAAGTCTGGCGAAGAGATGGAGATCCCTCTCCTGTTCGTCGCACGTCGCCGGTCTGACCACGAGCAGACCACTGCTGCAGACAACCCATTCATCGCAGCGATGGGTGATCTCAAGAAGACAGCTTAACCCCTGTCAGCGGCCTCACCAGAGATGGTGGGGTCGCCCCTTTTTCCTCACCGATAGTATTGGCAATGTATGACGGCCACAGGCCGTTTTGGGTGTTCATCAATGGATGAACGCTAACGAGACCTATTGCCTAACACAAACTTCATGAGACTTCTCCGACGTACTTACCCTGTATGTCTAAAGTCCTGAAAGTGAACAGTTTTGGCTAATGGTTACCTACATCCTAACATGGAGGCAGCAATGCTAGACAACACAGCAGCTTACTTAGATGTCACAGTGTCCGATACTGTCGCACTCTTCCCATCAGTAACTGAATCTCCGCAACTTGAGCTGGAGCACAGATACTCAAAATACCAACTCATGACATGCTTGCGTAACGAGTATATCGATGCAGACTTCGGCACAGCCTTCGAAAAGATAGGCCTTGCCGCAGACTTTGGCATCGAGCTGATGGTTCAAATGCACCTCCATAAACGTGCTGAACCAGCGGTCATTATTGGCATTCTACGCCGCTTCTTTGAAGCGGATGAAAGCCCTGTCGATGCCTGCTCCAAAGCTCTTGAGCTGGCCGTGCAAATGGACTTCCTCAACTTCGATCCTCTTGCCAATCAGCTCATCGTGATCTTCCAGGTCTCGGAGGATGTGCAGGCTATGATCGATCAGTTCCAGTACCCTCTGCCAATGATCGAAGAACCCCTTGAGGTGAGAACCAACAAGGATACAGGTTATCTCTCGATCAAACGGTCTGTCCTGCTCAAGGACAACCACCACGAAGATGATGTCTGTCTCGATCACATCAACTGCGTGAACGCCCAAGAACTCACCATAAACAGCTCTGTTCGTGCCTTCATCCAGAACTCCTGGAAGAATCTCGACAAAGCAAAACAAGGTGAAACGTCGGAGGAATTCCAAGCCCGCCGCCGTGCCTTCAACAAGTACGACACGATCTCGAAAGATGTCGTGGATACCTTGTTGATGCTCAACGATCGCTTCTGGCTCACCCATGCCTACGACAAACGTGGGCGTGTCTATGCCCGCGGTTATCACATCAATTACCAAGGCAACGACTGGTCAAAGGCCATCGTTGAGTTTGCCAACAAGGAGGCACTCAAATGAACGATCCAATCGATAGCTTTGACGGGGAATACCGCTTCCTCAGCAACTTCTGGATGTCTCCTCTCACCATTGAGGGGCTGACATTCCCGACCGCAGAGCATGCCTATCAGGCTGCCAAGAGCCCTCACGAACGGGACTGGGTGAACATCACCCAGATCAGAACAGCGGGCCAAGCCAAGCGTCAGGGAGCGAAGCTCCAACTGCGCGACGGCTGGAACAAAATGCGTATCGACGTGATGCGCGAAATCCTCACAGAAAAGTTCAAAGAACCTGAACTTACGCATCACCTCACCTTGACCGGTGACCGTGAGCTCATCGAGGGAAATCACTGGAACGACACGTTCTGGGGCGTCTGTAAAGGCGTTGGCTCAAATCATCTCGGCAAGCTTCTCATGGAAGTACGCTCAACCCTCTGAAAAGGAAAACTCAAATGAAACTCTTCATCTCAATCATCACCCTCTTCCTCATCTCTCTGACTCCAGCCACTGCAGAGAACCAAAGCCTTTACAGCGACGGTATCTGGCAGGTCACTCTCTCGATCGACGATACAACCCGAGATCTCGAATGCACAGTTTTCGCCACACCCGGTGAAGATGGCAGCTGGTTTGCTATGAGCGTGGACTCGGACGACTGGTACAAAACTGCTTTTGCAATGAGTACAGCCATCTTCCCCAAGGACCCTGCCAACACACTTCTCACTGTGTACGTGGATCAGAAACGCTGGGACCTTACTGACGGAGTGATGGAAGCCATCCCAAGCTCCGGCGTCTTCTACATCATCGATACAGGCTACGGCACGTCTGCCGTCACCCGTGACTGGATCAACGATCTCATCAAAGGTCGCTTCCTCCTGATCAACAGCAGCAATTCCGCAGGACCTCTCCTGTATCTGTCGCTTGCTGGCAGTTCAGCTGCAATCACTGCTCTGGATAACTGCCGCCAAATGATCAGCTCTCGCTGAAAGGAGCCAGGATTATGACTGATTTTACGCTTTCATTCACCGAAGACTACGACGACATCACCGACGAAATCTGCGAAGAAATGGAGCGCAATCACTGGAATGGCAAAGGGCACATCGAGTTCTTTGTCATCCAAAACGTCGCAAAACAAAGACTCTTCGAGATTGAAGTTGTCGACTATTCAGGCTGCGCAGGTGGCCTGAACGAAACGATCGGTATCGAATACATGATCGATGAATGGGGACTTCCTAGCGAGCTCCGCGAAGGCGTCACCTACACCATCCACAATCTTGAAGTCACTTGGACTCGCGGGGAATGGGGCTTTACTGATGATGACGTCGAATACGAATTCACCCACATGACCTCTCACGCAACCGCACTCGGCTACCTGTCTCACAAGATCCGCATGATCTGGTGGAGAAAGGTCTGGTGCCACATCTCTCAATGGAGAAAACCCAAATGACAGACAAACCCACCAAGCTAGGCGGCACTGTCTCAGGACGGTTTACAAAACGGCATCCCGAGCTTCAAGAAATCTACGCCGATGATGTTGAGCCCGAAGGGAGCAACACGCTCTCACTCCAACAACTCAATGCAATGAAACTTCTATTGGAAGCAAATTACTCAGACATTGAGTTAAAAACCTACCCCACTATGTCTTTCGACATCTCGCGCGGCTCAGATCACAGCGTAGGTGTGATCCGCCAAGGCACCCGCTTCCATTTTGTCTATTTTGATGAAGCCCATTACATCAAAGAACCCCTAGACGACAAAGAGAAAGACTGGAAACGCACCAGGTTCTCCCAGGACTCCTCCTCATCAACCCCCAGCAAAGCAAAACGTGCTGCGCTCAGAGCCAAGAGGGG